ATGCAGGAAAATGAAACTGGGGCCGATCCCGGTCCCAGAGACGGAGGGCTCCTAGGCGGCTGGATCACGAGAGCGGAGCTGGCGGAGGAACTCGCCGTCTCGATCGACACGCTGTGCCGCTGGGACACGCGCCGGATCGGCCCACCCAGCGTGCGGGCCGGGCGCAAGGTTCTCTACCGCGTCGAGTCCGTGAGGGCGTGGTTGCGCGAGCAGGAGAACAAGAAGGCGAAGGGCCGCAGATGATCCAGCCCAAGGACGAGTTCACCGGAAGTTGCGGCCGCCAAACGCGCCCATCCAACAAGGAAAACCGAATGAGAGCGGTCTTCGGAACCGCAGCGGTGGCACTCATGGTCGTGATGCTGGCGCATATGGCGCTGCGGACGAGCATCGCGCTGCCCGACATCATCGAGAGATCGGAGGCGCGCGCAGCATGGTGACGTCCAACCCATCGCGACTTTTCACCGGCCGAAACGCCCCACCAAATGCCGCGCCAGACGTGGCCCAGCAGGAGTTTTCCGAATGAACGGAGTTGTCGTGCAGGCATGGATCAGGCCGGAGTATCGGACACGCCCGGATCGTGAATATGAACTGGTGGAGACCGATCTGCCGGATTTCGCCGATTTTCTCGAGGCAATGTCCGACGACGACGTGATCCCCTGCAGCATCCTGATCGCGGGGCGCGGCGTAGAGCCCGGCGAACGGATCATCCACAACAGGATCTCCACCGTGTTGCGCGGCTCAGCGGTCATGCGGGCGCAGATCCCCACCTGGCGCTTTGTCGAAGCGACGGGGTAACTGGGGATGGACGCTCCCTCCGCAATCAGCGGACGTCGCGGAAATCCGGAGGCGGATATCCAGCGCCTCATTGTCCGAACGCTGCGCGCGGTCCTGCCGCGCGGCGCCATCGTCCACCACAGTGCCAACGAGATCCGGGGCGGGCCGAACGCCCAGCGCGCGCAGGCCATCAATGTCGGCATGGGCGTCCATCCGGGCTTTTCCGATTTGCTCGTGATCTCGGAGGGACAGGTGCTGTTCCTCGAGGTCAAATCGAAAACCGGTCGGCTGTCGGAACGGCAGGCAGCATTCCGAGACTTGGTGCGGGCGCAGGGCCTTGCCTGGGCGATGGTCCGATCCGTTGATGAAGCGCTGGGCGCGCTCGCAGAGCACGGGTTCCGGACCCGCATTGCAGGGGCACGGCGATGAGTGTGCAGGCGATCACCTGGGCCTATGCGATCGAGGATCTGGACGATCCGATCGAGGCTTTCATCCTGGTCACGCTGGCGAACCATGCGGATGAATACGGCGTGCTCTGGGTCAAGCAGACGACGCTGGCGGCGCGCTGCAGGTGCTCCAAGCGCAGCGTCATCCGGCGCCTCCAGTCGCTCGAGCAGCGTGGGCTGATCCGGCAGTTGCGCCGACGCCGCGCGAACGGTTCGCAGCAGTCGAGCGCCTTCCTGCTCGTGGGCTTCGAGGACCGTCGTCGGCCCAGAACCTCGGACGAACACCCGGTTCTGGAGGAACAATATCTCGCGGGGCTGCTGGACGCGGCCACTATCGGGGTGACCGCCTGTCACCCTGTTGCAGGGTGCCTGCCAGACACAACCAGGGTGACTGGTGGTCACCACCCTGGTGACTGTCAGTCACCCCTTGAACCGTCTTCTTATACGACTCTTGGAACCTACCCCCCTTACCCCCCTTTAGGAGCCGGCAAATCAGAGCAGGGAGATTGCAATGAAAATGAAAGAGAACCAGTTCGACGCAAACGATCCGCCCACGGTGGCAAACCCGCTGCCTCGATCTGGGAACGCGCCGGGGATGAGGCTGTTGCGAGAGTGGATGCGAAAGACGCTGAACGAGCGCGTGCGCGATCCGATCCCGGTAGCAGAGCGAGCCGACATGATGGCGATCGAACGCGCCCTGTCCGCCTCGTTGTCAGCCGCGACGACGAGTGAGGTGCGACAAGCGGTGACTGCGCTGCTCAACCACTACCCGTCCCGTCCGCTCTCGGAGGAGGCGGCGGCTGCGGTGCTCGAGGACTGGATCACGGATTTACGGACTTGCCCGGCGGACGTCATCCTGGCGGCATGCCAGCAATGGCGCCGGGAACCCAACACCTTTGCGCCGACACCGGGTCACATCATCGAGCGGGCGGAGCCGATCATGCGCGTGCGCCAGGTCTATCTACGGATGGCGCGCGACGCGCTGGGCGTCGAGGCGGCGCATGTGCCCGAACGCAAAGCCGGCTGAAAGGAACGAACATGGCGAGCAAGAACCTGACACCGACGGAGATCGAGGAGCGCTTCGAAGAGGCCGCGCTGACGCTGAAGCGGATGCCGAACCCGCCGGGCAGCGGACCATCGGGCTACGGATCGAGCTGGCCGGCCTACATCCAAGAGGCCCGGCATGCTTACGGCTACCATGAGGCACGGATGCGCGTTGTGCCCAATGCGGCGGAGATCCAGCGTATGGAAGAGGCGCTCGACTGGTTGCGCCTCATCGACCATCCCGAGCCGGGCCGGGCAGCCGTCGATCGGCGGATTGTCTGGATGCGGGCGGACGGGCACCGCTGGCGTACTGTCTGTCACACGGTCGGTCTCGGTCGGTCTCAGGCCTGGCGGCGCTGGTCGGCCGCGCTCATCCAGCTCTCCCGCGCGCTGGGCAAAGACCAGCGTGGCCGGTCAGGACGTAGGAAAAAACTGTAACGCTCTGGCAGCGACCTGGTCGTTTTACCCTCGCTCAATATCGTAGGAAGCGACCAATCAGTCAAAGCCCCCGACGCGGATTGATCGTCATTTGCGCGTTAACGACCCTCTGTCAGTGGCAGCCCGTTTCCTACTTCCGTGTGGCCAGAGATACCATCGGGCCTTTCCCGACACCGGCGTAGCGCGCCATGATGTCGAATTTCCCATGGCCCGAGAGCGGAATGCGACCCCGGCCTGGGAGGTCTGGCAGCTCCGTGGCGTCTTGTCGAAACCCGATCACGATCGGGCCGAACCCGGGCTCAAAGGCTTCGGCAAGTTCAAGGGCAGGTTCCCTGAATGCCTTGATGGCCTCGAGGACATCCCCTCTCGATGTCGGTCGTCCTTCCTGCGTCACCGCGCTCCCGCGGCACCGTAAAGCAGTTGCGACATTGCCCGAATTGCCGCATGCGATGGTGCATTATTGGTAGAAACTGACGAACGTGCGTTTGTCGTCACGGGAGAGGTCCTTGATCCTGGTCTCAACGCTGCAGCGCTCGACACCGGGGCCGGGACGGAAGAATTCCGCCTTAATTGGATAGGTCATGATAGACGAGAGATCCATGTTCTTTGTCGGTTTCACGCGTCCCGATCTCTTTCCGAGGCCGCTAATGACTCTCCTGGCTACCTCAACCTGCTCTTCCGGCGTCAGGTCAGATCCGAAGGTGTAGTCGCTCTCTTTGATGAATAGCTCCGGGAGAAACAGGTCCGGGCAATGGGCCCATTGTTCATGGACCATCTCGTGGTAGAAGCCGAGCGCATGGCCAAACTCGTGCCGGACTGCGGCCATGTCGACCTTATCTGACCTGCCGCCCACTGAAAGTACCATCGTCGCACGAGGCCTGCCGGTGCTGTAGGCATCCGCGTAGTCCTTCCAGCCAATCGAGGTGTAGTTTGCGTAGGCCTGGTTGAACGCTATCAGGACGTGATACTGTCCTCCGTCCTGGCACTCATGGAAGGCACCGGCTTCGTTTCGAAAGTTCAGATCGAGCCGGTTTCCGATTATCCCACCATCGCTGCGCTTGTATGTGGCGGTTTCCCAGACGGCGGCGTATTTTTCTACATCCTCCGCAGTGGCCTTGAACTTCTTCGGTGCCTGCGAGAAATCGGCCGGCTTGAACAGGGCCCTTTCCTTGTCAAAGACGGTTTCGGAGGGACTCTGGAAGAAACAGACGTTAAGCACAATTGGGGTGCCCTTCGGGAATTCCTCGAACTTGTTCCATGTATGATCGGGATCGATGGCGCCGCGATCGGCGTCGAAAGCAAATGCGATCTCACCGGACACATCCTCGGTCGGGCAAAGGCCGGAGAGAATTGTCTGGAAATCACATGCAAGCGCCTCTTGCGCTAGGAGCCCAAGTCCGGCCGACAAGATGAAAGCTGGCAAACGCCGCATGCTATTCCCCTTCTATCTAACGGATGTTTTGTTTGATCCACGCAAAGACATATTCCTGGACATCTTCCTGGAATTCCTGCCACGGCATGTTAATTTGGACGACCGTGTAGATTCCACCTTCGCTACAAGGATCTTCGCCCGATACGTTTACGGCCCGCCGGGTCACACCGACCAAACGGTAATCATACGACAGGATCGGCCCGCCGCTGTCAGCATAGCATGTGTCGACGCGAGGACTGTCATCGCCGGGATCGGCTGGTACAACAAAATCCACACCGAGTGCACAGTCCATTTCATCAGAGGGAATGCCGGGCAGGCCATTATCCTGGGCTTCCGACGTGCAGGGGAACCCCTGGCCCGCCGGAGCGAACCGTTTCCTTCCTCCTGCGCTGTTGGACTCGCTGGCGCCGAACCCGACGATCACGAGGTTATCAAGTCCGCGGAATGAAGGATCATTGGTTGACTGAATAAAGCGTGGGTGCAACTCCTTGTCATTGGCGAAGAATAGCAATCCCACATCCGGAGAGAGTCTCCGTTCTTCTTCCGGTTTGTCGCAGAAATCATCATAGGCCAGGCGGTCCTCAACGCGAAACCGCCAGAGGTCGTAGCGACTGTCATGTTCGTCGGAATTCGGAACGCTTGTGCCGGCGATAATTTCAGCGACTTCGTGTTTATCGTTACAGAGGCAATGTGCGGCCGTCAGGACAGTATTGGATCCGACCAGTGTTCCGCTGCATTCGACGATTTCGGTGCTGTTGATAAGCGCGACCACCGGACGAAACTGGTTCTCGTCTGGAGTTTCCGACCCGGAATTGTCACTGCTCGATGCATCGCTCGTGTCCGTTTCATCGGTCCGAGTTTCGGTATTGCAGGCGGAAGGATCCTTGAAGATGCAGCCGGTTGTCGGGTTGGTAAGTTCGCCATGACAAATAACGTCTGGTGCACACAGAAGGACGGAATTCTCCCCACTCCAAGCTCCCTGGGATTGCGCCAGGCAGGGAAAGAGGAGGATGAGCGCGACGAAGAAATACATGCCTTGCAAATGCATGAGGTTCAGTTCCCACGGCTGGTCCGGGCGATGATCAATTTCCCCATCCTACCCGAAAACACGAAATTATCGAACGTTCAAACCGACATTCCCCAAGTGGCCTGCCGTTTAACGTAAATGTTGCGTGCCGAGGCCACCCAGATCAAGCTATTTTCGCTCCAAATGGCGCTTGGCCTATCGCCGCCGTGCGGTCTTGGGTGGCCGCATGCCATGCGGCGGGGTCATTCTTGGCCTTTTGAGGCGTTTTTCAGCGCTCTGGGCGGACCTATCGAGCCATGTTCGTTCAGTTTCGGCGGGGTTGTCGACCACGCGCATGTCGATGGCGCTCGCACTCGGCGGATCGCGGCAAGGATGGCGCGCACCATCGGGCCGGTGACGGCGACCTCGGCCAGTTGGAACGTGATGGTACGGGCATGGCGCACCACGCGGGCGCCGATCTTGATGAGCTTCAGTTGAAGGTTGGTCAGCGACCAGTCGGCCATCGCATAGAAGCTGTGGGCGTGAAATAGGTAGCACCGCATTATGTTCGACAACTCCGTCGATGATGTGTGGCTGTATGGTTGGCGATTGTCCTCTAGCCTCGTGTGTCATAGCCGGTCTTGGTCGCGCCAGCCGTCATTCACGTCCGAGCCCCCGGATTAGCCCGTGCTTTCGACGGCTCCAAACGGGTCCGATCCGTCGCCCGGGCGGCGCAACGCGCGTCACAAACGGCGCGACAAACCACCGGTTTTGGGGGGATATTAATGGCATGATCGGGAGGGAGGCCGATGCGACGCCCCCGGCGCCCGATCCCCTCCCCGTGCTCGGGTCCTTCGCGGCCGGGCTCGCTATGCGGTGGGCGTTTGCCCGGAAGTTCTCTAGCGACAGGGATTTTATTTGGGTCCGCACCCAGGGTCCGCACTTTGGGTCCGCGGGTCCGCACCATTCGGCATTGCGCCCTGTTCAGCGGCTGAGATGTCGAGCGAGACCGGGAACTCGGCGCCCGGTCCTGCATCAATACGTGTCGAGAAGGTCTTCGGAGCGCGGCTGTCCTCGTGATTGCCGCGCTCCGGTGCGTCTGGGGGATGGTCATGAACAACTGGCGGGAAGGAACACCGGCTTGCAGATCGAGATGATGGCGACGGAGCGGCTCGTTCCCTATGCACGCAATGCCCGCACGCATCCCGAGTGGCAGATCGCCCAGATCTGTGCCTCCATCGCCGAGTTCGGGTTCACGAACCCAATTCTCGCGGCCGGAAATGGCGAGATCATCGCCGGTCACGGACGTCTTCTGGCCGCGCAGCGGATGGAACTGTCCGAGGTCCCGGTCATCGTGCTGGACCATCTGTCGGACGCGCAGCGCCGGGCGCTGATCATCGCCGACAACAAGATCGCGGAAAACGCGGGCTGGGACGAGGATCTGCTGCGCCGCGAACTGGCCGCGCTGCAGAAGGAGTCCTTCGATCTCGATCTCATGGGCTTCTCGGATGCCGAACTGGAGGAGCTTCTGGCCGGTGCGCCGATCGAGGACGAGGACGGTGCATCGGTTTTGCCTGGCGATCCCGACTTCCTGCCGGAACCGCCCCGGACACCGGTCTCGGTGCGGGGCAACATCTGGCTGCTCGGCGATCATCGTCTGATGTGCGGCGACAGCACGAAACGCGGAGATCTCGAGGCGCTCTGCCCGGACGGGCCGGTCGACGCCTGCTGGACCGATCCGCCCTACAACGTGAACTACGAGGGCACGGCCGGGTCGATCCGGAACGACAACATGGGCGACACGGAGTTCCGGCGGTTCCTGACGGATGCCTTCTGCTGCGCCTTCGCGGTGATGAAGAAGGGCGGGCCGATCTATGTCGCGCATGCGGACACCGAAGGGTTCAACTTCCGAGGCGCGTTCCGGGATGCCGGGTTCAAGCTCTCCGGTTGCCTGGTCTGGGTGAAGCCCTCTCTGGTGCTGGGGCGCTCGGACTACCAGTGGCGGCACGAGCCGATCCTATACGGGTGGAAGCCGGGCGCGGCGCATAAATGGTTCGGGGGCCGCGCGAAGACCACGGTGTTCGAGGATGGCCGCGAGCCGCTGCGCCTCATGGCCGATGGCACCGTGCATGTCGATATCGGCGATCAGGTGGTCACCATCGCGGGCGAGAACCTGACGATGGAGACCCATGACGGTTCGGTCCTGCGCTTCGACAAGCCGGCGCGGAATGGCGAGCATCCGACCATGAAGCCGGTCCGGCTGATTTCCGACATGCTCGGCAACAGCACGTCGCGCGGGCACCGGGTGCTCGATCCCTTCGGCGGATCCGGCTCCACGCTCATCGCCTGTCAGGAATTGGGACGGCGGGCGCGGCTGATGGAACTCGACGAGAAGTTCTGCGACGTAATCGTCAACCGCTGGCAGCAGTTCACCGGCGGCGAGGCCATTCTCGAGGGTGACGGCCGCAACTTCGAGGACATCGCATTCTCGCGCGCGAGGGCGGCATGATGGTGTCTTGCCTGCTCGGATCGATCCTGGTGCCGGATATAGCCCATCCCCGGCCGGCGGATGTGGATCCGCGCTTTCTGATCCTCCGCCTTGCGGAGATGCGCCGCTTCTCGGGCAATCCGGCCGCGCTGACCGTGGCGGAGCACCAGACCTTCTGTGCCCTGCTGGCCGATGACATGGGGATGTCCGAGCCGGCGGTGGAATGGGCCGGCCATCACGATGACCACGAGTTCGCGACGGGCGATCTGGTCTCGCCACTGCAGCGCGCCATCGGCGCCGAGCAATTGCCGGCGGTCCAGCAGCGCTGGGATGTCGCCATCGCCCGGCGGCTCGGACTTCGGGAACCGACCGAGAGCGTGCGCGCCGAGGTGGCAGAAGTCGACCGGATCGCGCTCGGTGTGGAGTGGATGATCTGCCTCGGACGGAAACTCGACGAGCTTGGGATCGCGGTCGACGGCGGGCCACTCGGCCGGGCGTCCCGGATCCTTGTCGAGGCGGTGCTGACCGATGATCGCTGGGAGGAAATCGGGGAGGGTCGCGAATTCCTGAAGATGGGGGTTGCGGGATGAAACAGTCTCGCCCGCGCGCCCTGCGCTATGCCACCGGCCGGATCCGCCGGGTTGTGCATCGCACCGGCACCGCCGCGCAAGTGATCGGGCCACTCTCCCCCGGCGTGCGGGTGACCGGGCTGACGGCTGGCCAGTTCTCGGCCGTCGATGCCATGGAGCATATGGTGGACGAGCTGGGCCCGGCCGCTGTCCGCGTCTCGACCTGGACCACGGGTGTCTATGATGTGGAACGGACGCGGGCCATCCGGGTGCAGGGCCGGATCACCGATATCCGGATGTTGCTGGACCGGGGCACTTTCGAGAAATCGCCCAAATATGCCGGGCCGCTCATCGAGATGCTGGGGGTGGATGCGTTCCGTTGCCTGTCGGTGCATGCGAAGATCATCATCGTGACCGGCGAACGCGGCGCGGCGGTGATGCGGTCCTCGATGAACCTGAACAAGAACCTGCGGACCGAGCAGTTCGATATCGATTGCGAGGCGCCTGATGGCGAGGTGGTCGGGTTGTATTCCGGCTGGTTCGATGCGCTCTGGGACGAATCCGGGCGCAGCCAGGACAACCGGGCGATCATCAGGGCGGTCTATGACCGCTATCTCGAGAACCCGGCCGAGGAAAACGCGAGGCCGCGGCGCAGGAATCCCGCGGCCGGCGGGAAGGACGCTCAGGCGCCGCGGATCGAGGATGCCTCCTTCTCGGTGGATGAACTGATGCGCTTCATCGGGGACTGAGGTGGGACTGTCGCGCCGCGCATATGCCGCGCATCGCAAGGAGCGCGGGCTTCCGGGCGGTTCGGAGAAGGCGGTGCGCAATGCCATTGCCTCTGGCCGGATCGAGGTGGGTCCGGACGGCAGCATCGATCCCGATCGCGCCGATGCGCAATGGGCCATGCAGACGGACCCGGCAAAGCAGCGCGCCGAGGTCGCTCCAACCGGAGAGCCGGAGCCTGCAGCGAAGAAGCCCGTGCCGCAGGCGGCGATCGACGCGGTTCAGGATACGCTGCGGGATGCGGGCGAAGCTGCACCGGAGGGCGATGGCGGTCAGGTGTCCTACATCCGGGCACGGATGGCGAACGAGGTTCTGAAGGCGCAGACAGCAAAGGTCCGGCTGCAGAAGATGAAAGGCGAGCTGGTCGACCGGGTGCGTGCCACGACCATGGTGTTCGATCTGGCGCGGCGCGAGCGGGATGCCTGGATCAACTGGCCGCCGCGTGTCTCCGCCAACATGGCGGCGGAGCTGGATGTTGAGGCGCATCTGATGGAGCAGGTGCTGGATCGTCATATTCGCGAGCATCTGGCCGAGCTTGCGGAGATACGGATTGAGCTCCGGTGAGGCATTCGACGGTGCCGAGGATATCCGCCGTGCCTGGCTGGGAGGTCTCGCGCCCGATCCGCCGCTCACGGTCTCCCAATGGGCCGACCGGCACCGGATCCTGTCTTCGCGCGCGGCCTCCGAGGCCGGGCGCTACCGGACGGCGCGGACGCCTTTCATGCGCGCCATCATGGATGCGCTCTCGCCGCGCGATCCGGCGCAGAAGGTCATCTTCGCCAAGTCGGCCCAGGTGGGCGCGACCGAGGCGGGCAACAACTGGATCGGGTTCTGCATGCATGCCGCACCCGGTCCCTTCCTCGCGGTGCAGCCTACCGTCGATCTGGCAAAGCGGCTCTCGCAGCAGCGGATCGATCCGCTGATCGAGGATTCGCCCACGCTGCGCGAGCTGGTCTCGCCGAACCACGCGCGGGATTCGGGCAACACGGTGCTGGCGAAGCGCTTTCCCGGCGGGCAGCTCATTCTCGCCGGGGCGAACAGCGCCGTCGGTCTGCGCTCGATGCCGGCGCGCTGGGTGTTTCTCGACGAGGTCGATGCCTATCCGGGCGATCTCGATGGCGAGGGCGATCCGGTGGCGCTGGCGGAGGCCCGGACCAACTCCTTCGGGCATCGGAGCAAGGTATTCATGGCGTCGACGCCCACCATCGCGGGAATGTCCCGCATCGAGCGGGAATACGAGGCGAGCGACCGGCGGCGGTATTTCGTGCCATGCCCGCATTGCCTCGAGCCGCAATGGCTGCAGTTCGAGCGGCTCCGCTGGGAGGCCGGCCGGCCGGGAACGGCGGTCTATGTCTGCGAGCATTGCGAGGCTCCCATCCAGGAGCGGCACAAGACCTGGATGATGGACGAGGAGAACGGCGCCGAGTGGCGTCCCACGGCCGAGCGCGAGCAGATCGAGCGGGCGCGCGAGGCACGGGTCGTGGGCTTTCATATCTCGGGGCTTTATTCCCCGCTCGGCTGGCTTTCCTGGGAGGACATCGCCCGGTCCTGGGAGGAGGCGCAGGGCAATGACGCGGCGCTGAAGACGGTCAGGAACACCATCCTGGGCGAGACCTGGCAGGAGCGCGGCGAGGCGCCGGACTGGCAGCGGCTCTACGAACGCCGCGAGGGCTGGCGTCTCGGCATGGTGCCGGAGGGGGCTCTGGTGCTCACGGCCGGCGCGGATGTGCAGCGGAACCGGATCGAGATCGATATCTGGGGCTGGGGCCGCGGGATGCAGTCCTGGCTGGTGGATCACATCGTCCTCGACGGCGATCCGGCCCGGCAGGAGCTGTGGGACGATCTGACGGGGCTTCTGTCGGAGACCTGGCCGCTGGCCTCGGGCGAACGCATGGCGCTGGCGCGGCTGGCGATCGACACCGGCGATGGCGCGACCACCGATGCGGTCTATGCCTGGTGCCGGGCAATGGGGCGCGGTCAGGTGATCGCGATCAAGGGTGTCGGCGGCTTCAACCGGTCGATGCCCGTCGACGGGCCAACCTATGTCGAGACCACGGAAGCGGGGCGCAAGATCCGGCGCGGGGTGCAACTCTGGAAGGTCGCAGGTGCGGTCTTCAAATCGGAGACCTATCGCTGGCTGCGGCTCAATGCGCCCACCGACGAGGAGATCGCGGAGGGCGCGGACTGGCCGGCGGGCTTTGTCCATATCCCGCAGGGCACCACGGCCGAATGGCACAAGCAGCTGACCGCCGAGCAGCTGATGACGCTGAAGACCCGCACCGGCGGGCAGAAGCTCGAATGGCAGCAGATGCGGGAACGCAACGAGGCGCTCGACTGCCGGGTCTATGCCCGTGCGGCGGCCTGGCTCATGGGCGTCGATCGATGGGACGAGGCGCGCTGGCAGGACATGGAGGCGCAGCTGAATACCGGGCTCGACGAGGCGCCGCCCGCGGGGCGCCCGAACAGACTGAGGCAACAGACGAGGAAGCGGTCATCCGACTGGATGGGGCCGCGGCAGAGGGGAAAGTGGTTCTGAGATGGCATGGACAGAAGCGGAGCTCGACGCTCTGAAAAAGGCCTACGCGTCGGGCACCACGCGGGTTAGCTATGACGGCAAGACCGTCGAGTATGACAGCCAGGCCGGGTTGCTGGCGCGGATCCGCACCATCGAGGCGGAGGTGCGGGCTGCCTCGGGCAAGGCGCCGCCTGTCGCGGGCTTCGCGTCCTTCCGGCGGAGCGGCCGATGAAACGCCAGACAGGATCTGCTCCGGAGGTGCGCTGGGGCTGGCTCGATGCCGGGCTTGCCTCTGTCGCACCGAGGATCGCGGCGCGGCGCTATGCGGCGCGGGTGGCCATCGCCAATCTTCGCCGCGGCTACGAGGCGGCGGCGCGCGGGCGCGGCACGGATGGCTGGCGGGCCTCCGGCACGGCGGCGGATGCGGAGATCGCCACGGCCGGGCCGGTGCTGCGGGACCGGATGCGGGAGCTGGTTCGGAACAATCCGCTGGCTGCGCAGGCGGTGCAGGTTCTGGTCAACAATATCGTGGGGCCCGGCATCGAGCCGCGCGCCATGACCGGCGATGAGGAGACCGACAGGCGGATCGATGCCCTCTGGTCCGGATGGGCGAAACGCTGCGATGCGCATGGCCACACGGATTTTCAGGGGGTTCTGGGGCTCGCGGTGCGCGAGATGATCGAGGGCGGCGAGGTCTTCGCGGTGAAACGGGCCCGGCGGCGGCGCGGCGGCGAGGTACCGCTCGAGATCGAGCTGCGCGAGGCCGATCATCTCGACGCGGCGCGGTTCGAGGATCGGCCGGGCGGCGGACGGATCTCCCAGGGGATCGAGTATGACCGCAACGGCCGGCGCGCGGCATTCTGGATGTTCCCCGACCATCCAGGCAATCGCTCGCCGGTCTTTCAGCGCAACATCGAGTCGGTGCGCGTGCCGGCTTCCATGGTGGCCCATCTCTTCGAGCGGCAGCGGGTGCAGTCGCGAGGGGTTCCCTGGGGGGCGCCCGCCATGCTGAGCCTGCGCGACCTGGGCGACTGGCAGAATGCGGAGCTGGTCCGGAAGAAGACCGAGGCCTGCATGGTCGGCATCGTCTTCGGGGCGGAGGACGAAGGGCAGCAGAGCATCGCGCCGAGCGTCGAGGATTCGGACGGCAATCGCATCGAGCAGTTCGAGCCGGGCCTCATCGCCTATGCGCGGGGCGGCAAGGACATCAAGTTCAACCAGCCCGCCTCCAGCGCCGGGATCCGCGAGTGGAACATGGTGCAGATGCACATCATCGCGGCGGGCTTCCGGGTGCCCTATGCGCTGATGACCGGCGATCTGAGCCAGACCAATTTCTCCAGCAGCCGGGTCGGCATCAACGAGTTCCGGCGGATGATCGAGCAGCAGCAATGGCACACGGTCATTCCGATGTTCTGTGAGCGTGTCTGGGAGTGGTTCTGCGAGGCTGCCTGGTCGGCGGGCCTCATTGCCTCCCCGGATATCCCGGTCGAATGGGCGCCGCCGCGTTTCGAGAGCGTGAATCCCTGGCAGGACGCGCAGACAGATCTGCTGGAGACCCGCGCGGGCTTCACCTCGCTGTCGCAGCAGATCGCCAAGCGCGGCTACGATCCGCGTTCGATCCTGCAGGAACAGGCGAGCGTTCTGGCGCTGGCCGATGAGCTGGACCTGGTGCTCGACAGCGATCCGCGCCGGGTGACGCGGGCCGGTCTCGCGCAGGCCAATGCGCCGGGCGACGAGGAGCCGGACCCGCCCGCCGGCGGCAACCAGAAGGACTGACAGCATGGAACGGCAAACACGGGACCTGCCCCTGATCGGGCGGGCGGCGGAGCTGCGCCCGGACTCGATCGACCGGGAGGCGCGGACGGTCGAGATCGTCTGGACCACCGGGGCGACGGTGCAGCGTGTCCGCTGGGAGGGCTGGGACGATCGGATCGAGTTCGACGAGGAACTGCTCGTTTCCCCGGAAGCGGTGCGGCTCGAGCGGATGAATGCGGGTGCACCCTTCCTCAACAGCCACAATGCCTGGCGGCTGGAGAATGTGCTGGGCTCGGTGGTGCCGGGCTCGGTGCGGATCGAGGGCGGGCATGGCTATGCCACCATCCAGCTGACGGATGCGCCGGATGCGGCCGGGATCGTGCAGCGCATCCTCGAACGGACCGTTCGCAACGTCTCCGTCGGCTACCGGGTCCATCGCTACGAGATCACCAAACGCGACGGCGAGCGCGAGCACTGGCGCGCGGTCGACTGGGAACCCTTCGAGGTCTCGGCCGTGGCGATCCCCGCGGACCATGGAGCACAGACCCGCGCCGCGGAGGCGCAAGCGGGATCTCTCACACCCTGCGTGCTGGCTCAGACGCAGGAACATCGGAAAGGACAGAGCATGAGTGAACGGAACCAGGCGGCGGCCGGTGATGAAACCCGCGCCGCGCAAACCGGGGAACAGACCCAGGCCACCGGTACCGCCCCGGTGGCCACCGCCGAGGAAACGCGTGGGCAAACGCAGGAACTGGTCATCGACGCGGATGCGATCCGTGCCGAGGAGCGCACACGCGTTGCCACCATCACCGCGCTCTGCCGCCGGCATGGCCTCGAGGGCGCTGTCGCGGACGGGCTGATCTCGCGCGGTGTCTCGCTCGACGAGGCGCGCACCGCCATTCTCGACGCCATTGCCGATGCCGATCCGCTCGAGGGCCGCGTGCATGAGCCGGCGCCCGCGCAGCCGCACGGCGATGGCAGTCGCGATGCTGCCTATCGCGATGCGGTCTCGGAGGCGCTGCTGCATCGTCCCGATCCGGGCCGGAACGAGCTGACCGCCTCGGCGCGCGAGTTCCGGGGCATGACACTGCTGGAGATGTCGCGCCACGCGCTCGAGCGCTCGGGCGTCTCGACGCGCGGCATGTCACGGATGGAGCTCGCGGGCGCGGTGTTCCAGCAGCGCGCGGCCGGGCTGCATGCCACGGGGGATTTCACGGCGATCCTCGCCAATGTGGCGAACAAGACCCTGCGGGGCGCCTATTCTTCCACCCCGCGCACCTTCGGCGCCTGGGCGCGGCGTGCGACCATCACCGATTTCAAGCCGGTCCAGCGCACCCAGCTCGGCGGCGCGCCTGATCTGGAGAAGGTGCTGGAGTCGGGCGAGTTCCAGTACGGGACCATGGGCGAGGCGAAGGAGGTCTATGCGCTGGCGACCTATGGCCGGATCATCGGCATCACCCGCCAGACGCTGATCAACGACGATCTCGACGCCTTCACCCGCATTCCTGCCGCCTTCGGGGCATCTGCCGCGGATCTCGAGTCGGATATCGTCTACGCGATCCTGATGCAGAACCCGGCCATGGGTGATGGCAAGGCGCTGTTCCACGCCGATCATGGCAATCTCGGCACCGCCTCGGTCATCGACGAGGCAGCACTCTCGGCGGCCTGGCGCGCCTTTGCCGAACAGACCGGTATCGAGGGGCGCAAGATCTCGATCCTGCCCTCGCAGATCATCGTGCCGCCGGGACGCAGGTCGCTCGAGGCGCGCAAGCAGATCACGGCCACCACCCCGGTCAGCACCTCGGACGTCAACACCTTCGCCGGCCGGCTGCAGGTCATCGAGGAGGCGCGTCTCATTCCCGATGCGGGCGAGGATCCGTGGTTCCTTGCCGCCGATCCGTCGCGGATCGACACGGTCGAATATGCCTATCTCGACGGTCAGGAGGGCGTCTTCACCGAGACCCGCATGGGCTTCGAGGTCGACGGGATCGAGATCAAGGCCCGGCACGATTTCGCGGCGAAGGCGATCGACTGGCGCGGCCTCTACAAGAACGCCGGCGCAGCACCGGAATGATCCGGCTCCGGCCGTGATCGGCCGGCGCCCGCCTTTTCCTCCCTGTTGGGCGGGCGCCGGTTTCTCTCTTCTGAAAAGGGGTCTCCCTCATGAAAAACTTCCTCTCCCATGGTCACACGCTGACCTTCACCAACGGCTCGGGCTCCGATCTGGCTTCCGGCGCGGGCTATCTGCAGGGCGCCATCTTCGGTGTTTGCGCGGATGCTGTCGCGAATGGCGCCGAGGGCACCCTGAACCTTTCGGGCACCTACGAGCTGCCGAAAACCGCATCCCAGGCCTGGGCGGTTGGCGCGAAGATCTACTGGGACGGCTCGGAGGCGACCACGGTCGATACCGACAACACCCTGATCGGCGTTGCCGCGGCGGCGGTGGGATCCGGGGCGACCGAAACACTTGGCGCCGTGCGCCTCAACGGCGCTGCCGCCTGATGAGCATCTTCGCCGCGGTCATCGATGCGCTCTTCGCCGATCCGCATATGGCGCAGGATGCGCTGTGGCGACCGGGAGGCACGGGCGGCGGCATTGCCATCCGGGTCATGCGCCGCGCGGCCGATGACACCGCATCCTTCAATGGCGGGCGGTTCGTGGTCGACACGGTGCTGTTCGATCTCCGGCTCTCGGAGGTACCAGACCTGGCGCCAGGCGACACGCTCGAGGTCGCGGGCGAGGTCTTCGAGATCGCGGGCGAGCCGGTGCGGGATCAAGAACGGCTCATCTGGCAGGCGGAGGCGCGGGCGGCATGAGATTCGACATCCGCATCGAGGGCGATCTTCGCGAGCGCATGGAGCAGGAAATCCTCACGGCCGAGCGTGCCGTCACCGGGGGCATCCGCGCGGCTGGGTCCGGTCTGAAGATGGACTGGCGGGCGCAGTTGCGCGGCGGGGGTCTCGGAGACCGGCTCCCGCGCGCCATCCGGGCGAACAATTATCCCGCTCGAGGCGAGAGCATCAGCGCGGCCGCGCTCGTCCATGTGAAGGGCCGGCACACACCGGAAGTGATCGATGCCCATGACCGCGGGACGCTCATTCGTTCCCGTGACGGTTTCTGGCTGGCCATCCCGACTGCCGCCACCGCGAAGCTTCGGGGTCCTGGCAACAAGCGCATCACGCCGCTGGGCTTCGAGCGCAAGACCGGCCTGCCGCTGCGCTTCGTCTATCGGCGGGGCAAGCCCAGCCTGCTGGTCGTGGATCAGGCACGGATCAACCGGAAGGGCCGCTTAGCGAAGAAGGGCGGCCGGCGGCGCAGGGACGGCATTCTCACCGGCGAGCAGACGGTCATCGCCTTTCTGCTGGTGCCGCAGGTCAAACTGCCGAAGCGGACCGATCTTGGCCGCGATGCCGAGAAATGGGGCAACCGGCTGGCGGGAATGATCGTCGCGCGCTGGAAGGAGCGCGGGTGATGGCGAGCAGATCCGAGATGGTGCTTCAGGCGCTGCATGCGGCGCTCGCGGCCTCCGTGCCTGCAGGCGTTACGCTGGCGCGCAATGCCGGGCTTCCGGCGCGGGTGCCGGCGGCCGGCATGATGATCCTGCGCGATGGCGATCCCGGCGAGCCCGAGTTCCTGTTCTCGCCGCCGCTCTATGTGTTCGAGCATCGGGCAGAGGTGGATCTGATTGTCGAGGCCGGCGCCGATGCAGAACGAGACGCGGCCTTCGATGCACTGAAGCTGGCGCTGGGCGCCACCATCGCCGCCGATCGCACCCTGGGCGGTCTTTGCGACTACGTGCTGGGCGAGGTGCCGGCACCGCTCGACCTGCCGGTAGAGGGGGCCGAGGGGCTGAAGGCTGCAACGGTCGGCATCCGTCTCAGCTACGGCGCCAACGATCCGCTGAACTGACAAACCGAAAGGACTTTGATACATGGCACGCGCACAGGGCGCGCGGGCGCAAATGGCGCTCGCCTTTGAATCCGTCTACGGCACGCCGCCGGCCGCGGACAGCTACTGGCGGATGCCCTTCGCCAGTTCCAGCCTCGGCAGCGAACAGCCGCTGCTCAATTCCGAGCTTCTCGGCTATGGCCGCGATCCGCTGCCACCGGTCAGGGATGCGATCACCGCCGATGGCGATGTCTCGGTGCCGATCGATCTACGCTTCCTCGGCATCTGGCTGAAGGCGCTGTTCGGGGCACCCACCACCACCGGGTCGGTCGCACCCTTCACGCACGAGTTCCAGTCCGGCAGTTGGACGCTACCCTCGATGGCAATCGAGATCGGCATGGCGGATGTGCCCCACTATGCGATGAACGTCGGCTGCGTTGCCAATTCGATCAGCTGGACCATGCAGCGCTCCGGACTCGTGACCGCGACGGTCAATGTGATCGCTCGAGGAGAAATTACCGGCGCGGCATCCTCGGCCGGCACGCTGACCGGGCTCGAGTTGCAGCGCTTCGGCGCCTTCAACGGCTCGGTGTCCCGCGACGGGTCACAGCTCGGCAGCATCGTCTCGGGCGAGATCACCTATTCGAACAATCTCGACCGGATCGAGACCATTCGCTCGGACGGCATGATCGACGGGGCCGATCCCTCCGTGGCCGCCCTCACCGGCTCCATCAACGTGCGCTTCGCGGACACGGTGCTGCTCGATCAGGCCATCGCCGGCGATCCCTGCGAGCTGAGTTTCGCCTACGAGATCGACGCGGATCGGCGCTTCGAGCTCAAGGCGCACGCGGTCTACCTGCCAAAGGCCCGCCTGCCGCTCGAAGGGCCCGGCGGGGTGCAGGCCACCTTCGAATGGCAGGCCGCGCTCGACACAATCACCGGCCGCATGGCCACCGCAACCCTGATCAATGATCAGGAAACCTACGACAATCCGTGAGGTCATCCATGATCCGTCTCAATCTCAACAGGGAGCCGCAATGGATCGCACTCCTGCCCGGCGTGCGCGTCCTCGCCGCACCGGCAACCACCGCCATCATGGGGACCGCGCGGCGCGATCCCATCCTCGAGGGGGTCGACGAGACCACCGATCAGGACGAGGCGGCGCTGCGCTTTGCAAAGGCCGTCGCCTTCCAGGTGATCTCGGACTGGGAAGGCATCGAGAGCGTGGATGGCGCGCCCGCAGCCGTGACGCGCGAGCACATCGATGCGCTTCTGGACAACTACCGGATCTTCGAGGGCTGGCAGCTCGAATACATGGCGCGCTGGCTCGGTCTGGAGCAGGAAAAAAACGGCTCCGCGCCCTTGCCGAATGGCACTTCGGCGGGGGCGCCGAATACTGCGGAGCCTGCCCCACGCGCTGCGAAGCCTGCCCGCAAGACCGGCACCGGCCGGAAAGCATAGAGGGTGCGCAGGTGTGGGATCTGGCGCTGCGGATGGGCGGTCAGATCCGCGCGGTGTCGGGGATGAGCGGATATGCGGTGCTCGGCTGGGATCTTGGCGCCGGGCTGCGGCTCGCCGAGGCGCTGGGCTGTGATCTGCTCGCCGCGGCCGAACTGCTGCCGGAAATCGAGGCGATCGCCTGCCTGAAGGCAAACGAGAGGATGCGGGAGAATGGCTGAGAAACGGGTATCCGTCCGTCTCGCGGCGGTCGGCGGTCAACAAGTCAAGGCGGAGCTGCGATCGCTCGGCGCCGAGGGCCGCGCCGCGCTCGAGGGTATCGGGTCCGGGGCGGCACCGGCCGGGGCCGGCCTCGATACGGTCGGCAGTGCCACGGCGCGAGCGCGTCTGGAACTGGAACAACTGGCGGCGCGCTCGGCAGAGGCGGCACGCTCGCTCAACACCACGGCCGCCGCCGCCACGCCCATGGTGGCCCAGATCAACCGACTGACCGGCGTCACGCCTGCCATCGGTCAGACGACGGCCGAGTTCCTCCGCCAGGGTCAGGCGCTCGACGATCTCCGCGCGAAATACAATCCGGTCTATGGCGAGATCCGGCGCTACCGTTCGGCAGTCTCCGAGCTGAAGGCCGCGCATCTTCAGGGGGCGATCTCGGCCGACGAGATGTCTGCCGCCATCGCTCGCGAGCGCCGCGCCTCGCTTGACAGCATCGCCGCGCTCAAGGGACGGACCACTGCGATCACCCGAATGGCGGGCGCTTCGCGCAGCGCCGCCTTCCGGACGCAGCAGATGTTCTACCAGGTCAATGATATCGGCGTCTCGCTGGCCGGCGGCATGAACCCGTTTGTCGTCATGGCGCAGCAGGGCACGCAGATCGCGCAGATCTACGGTTTCGGCAATGGCGGGGTCTCCGCCATCTTCCGCGATCTCGGCAAGCTGATCGGCGGTGTCGTCACTCGCTTCTGGCCGCTGCTCGCGGTCATCGGTGTGGCATCTGCCGCCATCGCGGCGATGAGCCACGAAATCAATCAGGTCTCTGATGTCACGGTGAGTTTCGGGGATACCGCGCTGGCGGTCTGGCAGGTTGCGGCGGACGGGCTGAAGAGCCTCCTGAAGCCGGTGGTCGACGCCATCGCGCCCTGGTTCGCCTCGGCCTGGGAGTTGGTGGTAACCAGCACGGTCGATGCAAGCAATTCGATCATCAAGGGCATCCAACTCGCTGTGCTCGGGATCCGCACCTCGGTCGCCTCGATCCCCGATCTCTTCCGCGCGGCCTTCAATGGGGCTGTCTCGCATGTGCTGACCAAGTTGCACGACATGGTCTGGTATGTGGGCAACGCGATCGATGGGATCGCCGAGAAGCTCAACGAGACCTTCGGGACCGATCTCTCGACCGGCACGCTCTCGGGGACGATCGACATGCTCAGCGAAGCAAGCGGCAGCTATGCCCGCGCAGCCGCGGCGGCGCGCGATCGGCTGAGCGGGCGATGGGAGGACGCCCGAACCAGAGCCGAGGAGATCGATGCGAGCAATCCGCTCGGGGAATTCTTCGACGCGCTGAAACAGCGGGCGGTCCAGAACGCGCTGAAGCGCACGGCGGAGGAAGCGGAGAAGACCGGCGGCGCGGGCCGCGCGGCGGCAGAGCAGATGGTGTCGACCGGCAATATCGGCATCTCGGTGTGGGAGTCGCTGCGCGACAAGCTCGCGGAATATGCGAAGGAGGCGCGAAATACCGGTGATGCCATCGCCGATCGGCTGGTAGGCGCCTTCGCGTCGGCCGAGGAGGCAGTCGGTCAGTTCGTGAAGACCGGCAAGGTCAATTTCACCGACCTGGTGACGTCGATGATCGCGGACCTCGCGAAGCTGGCCGCGCGCCAGTACATCCTCGGGCCCATCGCGGACGGAATTTCCGGCATTCTGGGCAACGCCTTCGGCAGCGCGGTCACCACCAGCATCCGGCCGCAGGCCCGTCCGACCAGCTTCGCAGGCGGCGGTCATACCGGCTTCGGGGCACGCTCGGGCGGTCTCGACGGTCGCGGCGGTTTCCTCGCCATGCTCCATCCGCAGGAACGCGTGACAGATGAATACCGGAGCGGCAGCGGGCGGCAGGCGGCGATGGCGCCGGTCACGGTCAATATCGCCACGCGCGACGCGCCTTCCTTCCGGCAATCGCGGACACAGGTCGCCGCAGACATCCAGCGCGCCGTCGCAATGGGCAGGAGGGTTCTCTGATGGGTTTCCACGAGGTGCGCTTCCCCGACAATATCAGCCGCGGCGCTCGCGGCGGGCCGGAGCGACGGACGCAGATCGTGGAGCTGACCTCCGGCGACGAGGAGCGCAATGCGAGCTGGGCGAACTCCCGGCGGCGCTACGATGTCGCCTATGGCGTTCGCCGGGCCGATGATCTGGCGACGGTCGTCGCCTTCTTCGAGGCGCGGAACGGCAGGCTCTACGGCTTCCGCTACAAGGACTGGGCCGACTACAAATCCTGCCTGCCATCGCAGAACCCGAGCGCCACCGATCAGGGCCTCGGGACCGGCGACGCGACGGCGGTCACATTCCAGCTCGCGAAGACCTACACGTCGGGATCGCAGGCATGGACACGGCCGGTCACGAAACCCGTCTCAGGCTCGGTGCGGGTGGCGCTCGATGGCGCGGAACAGGCCACGGGCTGGTCGATCGACACCGCTACCGGCCTCGTCACATTCGATGCGGCGCCCGGCGCGGGCGTGCTTGTCACAGCGGGCTTCGAGTTCGACGTGCCCGTGCGCTTCGACAGCGACACACTCGATGTCTCCCTCGATATCGAACGGCTTGGCTCCATCACCTCCATTCCGCTCGTGGAGATCCGGCGATGAATGAAGAACCGGGATTCATTGCGACCGTCCTTCGCGATCTTGCCACTTCGACCGCGGTCATTCTCGCGGCCTGGGGCGCGCTGGGCGGGGCGACCAACGCGCTGACGACGAAGATGCACCTGCGGGATGCGGTGCGGCACATCCTGCTTGGCGGCATCATCGCGGCTGGCATGGGCAGCCTCTCCATGGCCGTCATCACCAGCTGGATGGGTCTGCCGCCGGCGGCGATCCCTTCCGGCGGCGCGGCCGGTTCCGCCGCCTATCTGGTCGGCGTCTTCGGTCCCGCTTTCATCGAGGTGATGCTGGAGCGCGTCCGGGGCGGAAACGGGTCTGACGATGGCGCCCACGATGCGTGATCGCCATCCCTTCGTCCGGCATCTGCGCCGCGCCTCCGGCGCGCCCTTCGATCTCTTTGCGCATCGCATGCGGGTCGGTCTGACCGTGGCCGCATTCATCCTCATCTTCTCACTGCTGGGATAGCTCACCATGAAAATGACGGATCGGGGGCTTGTCGCCCTCATCCGGCACGAGGGTATCGTGCCGGCTCCTTACCTTGATGTCCGCGACGTCTGGACCTTCGGCATCGGTCACACCGGCGCGGCGGGCGACCCGAACCCTTCCAGCATGAAGCGCGGCATGCCGGCCGATCTCGATCAGGGCATCCGGAAGGCATTCGACACCTTCCGAGCCGATATCGCCCGCTACGAGCGCGATGTCTGCAATGCCATCGCGGTGCCGGTCGAGCCGCACGAGTTCGATGCGTTGGTCTCGTTTCACTACAACACCGGCGCGATCCATTCCGCGCGCCTCACCCAGCTGCTGAATGCCGGGCTGCGCGATGCCGCGGCGGAGGCCTTCATGGGATGGCTGAAGCCGGGTGCGATCCGGCCGCGCCGGGAAGCCGAGCGGGACCTCTTCCGGCATGGGCGCTATCCCGAGGGCACCATTCCCGTCTGGCCGGTCGACGCGAAGGGGCGGGTCAGCTTTGCCCGCGCCGCGCGCCTTCTCTCCGAGAACGAGGCGCTGGCCCTCCTGCAGCCGGTACCTGAACCGGCCGGGTGGCTCGCCCGGCTCTGCATCTTTCTTTCATCGCTGATCAAAAGGAGCTGACCATGCGATACTTCCTCCCCAAATCCCTCACCTGGTGGAGCGGCATTCTCGCGGTGCTGACCGGCGTCGCGGCGGGCGTGCTGCCCGAGGGTGAGACCATGTCCGAACTGGCGGTCCTGGTTTCGCGGCTCGCGGGTGCAGGCGACGCTTCACCGGCCACACTGATCTTCGTCGGGATGGGCCTCATCGGTTTGCGCGACAAGTTCGAGCGCGGGCTGGGCGGCTGATCCGATGAAGGCGCTCGTCCCTGCGCTCCAGTCCCATCTCGACGAAGGGACCACGACTCTCGCGTGGTGCTGGCGCATCACGCGGGCGGATGGCGTGGTTCTCGGCTTCACCGACCATGACCGGGTGCTTGCTTTTGCGGGCACCGACTTCGAGCCGGAGAGCGGGTTCACCGCCTCCGAGGTTCGTTCGGGGTCTGATCTCTCGGTCGATGCGCAGGATGCGGAGGGCGTGCTCACCTCGGATCGGATCTCTGAGACGGATATCCGCGACGGGCGCTGGGACAACGCGCAGGTCGAGCTCTGGAGGGTGAACTGGGCCGATCCCTCCCAGCGGGCGCTGATGCGGCGCGGTGCGATCGGCCAGATCCGCCGCGGCCGGCTCGCCTTCGTGGCAGAGATGCGCTCGCTCGCGCATCTGCTGGGACAGAACTCCGGTCGGAGCTTTCAGGCGACCTGCGACGCGGTTGTCGGCGATGCCCGTTGCGGAGCCGATCTCGAAGCCGCTGCCTTCCGGGGCACCGGCGTGGTGACGGGCCTGTCGGGCGATCGGTCCTTCACCGCTTCGGGGCTCGACGGCTTCGCGGCGGGCTGGTTCAGCTTCGGCACGATCACCTGGTCTTCCGGTGCAAATGCCGGGCGGCAGGCAGAGATCTCCGGTCACAGCCTGGATGGCGGAATTGTCACCGTGACGCTGCTCGAGGCGCCGGTTCTGCCGGTGTCGGCAGGCGACGCCTTCACTATCCGCGCAGGCTGCGACAAGTGTGCGGAGACCTGTTCTACGAAGTTCGCCAATATCGCCGGTTTCCGCGGCTTCCCGGACATTCCTGGTCAGGACACCGTGCTGCGCTACGCGAGACGAAGCGGCGCGAATGACGGAGGCGTGCTGTGACTTGCGTCGTTTCCAACGGAAATGACGGGCGGCAGTGCATCGCCGCGCGATGCACGAGAGCCACCAGCGCCGATCCCGATCGGGTCATCGCCGTTTCGCGGTCCTGGCTGGGCACTCCGTATCATGATCAGGCGAGCGTGAAGGGTGCGGGCTGCGATTGCCTCGGGCTCGCGCGCGGTGTCTGGCGCGAGGTCGTCGGGCCGGAGCCCTTCCCGATGCCGCCCTATTCCCGCGACTGGGGCGAGACCGGCTCGGTCGAGGTGCTCGCCGAGGGGGCGCGGAGCATGATGCCGGAGATCGCCCCCGCCGAGGCCGGTCCCGGTGCGCTGGTCCTGTTTCGCATGCGTCCACAGGCGATCTCGAAGCATGTCGGCATCCTCACCGGGTCTTCCACCTTCATCCATTCCTACGAGCGGCTGGGCGTCATCGAGCAGCCGCTCTCACCTTCATGGCAGCGGCGCATCGCCTTCGCCTTCCTGTTCCCTCGCATGGACTGATTTCGCATGGCCACTCTTGTGCTTGGCGCCGCCGGCGCCGCCATTGGCGGCAGCATCGGTGGCGCAATCCTCGGCGTCAGCGCCGCCACGATCGGCGGCTTCATCGGTTCCACCATCGGCTCCTATGTCGACAGCTGGATCATTTCCTCGCTCACGCCGGGCCAGAGCTTCGAGGGGCAGCGCCTCGATACTCTGAATGTGACGTCGGCCACCGAGGGCGCGGTCCTGCCGCGTGTCTGGGGCCGGCTGCGGATGGGCACAAACATCATCTGGGCCACGGATTTCCGCGAGAAGAAGGAAACCACCACCCAGGGTGGTGGCGGCAAGGGCGGCGGCGGCGGGGGCAAGGTGAAGACCACCGAATATTTCTACTTCGCCTCCTTCGCGCTGGCGATCTGCGAGGGGCCGATCACCGGCGTGGGACGCATCTGGGCCGATGGCGCATTGATGGATCTCTCCGGCGTCACCTGGCGCTGGTATCCCGGTGACGAAAGCCAGTCGGCCGACCCGTTCATTTCCGCAAAGATGGGCGCGGCCAACACGCCGGCCTATCGCGGCACTGCCTATCTGGTGTTTGAGGATCTGGAACTGACGGGGTTCGGCAACCGGATTCCGCAGATCAATGTCGAGGTGTTCCGGCCGCTGGCCGAAGCCGACACCGCTGAAGGGCTGGTGCGGGCGATCACGCTGATCCCGGCCTCGGGCGAGTTCGTTTACTCCAGCGAGGCCATCCGCAAGAGCAATGGCGCCGAGAACCTAAATGCATCTTCGGGAACGCCCGACATGGTCGAGGCGCTCGACAGGCTGGAAGCCTCGGCGCCGAATGTCGAAAGCGTGAGCCTGGTTGTCTCGTGGTTTGGCGATGATCTCCGTTGCGGTTCCTGTCAAATCCGGCCGGGCGTCGAACTCAGCTCGAAATCGACCAAGCCGGAGACCTGGAGCGTCAACGGTGTAGGGCGCGAGGCCGCGCATCTCGTGAGCCGAGATGACGAGGGCCGTCCGGTCTATGGCGGCACGCCGGCGGATTTCTCTGTGGTGCAGGCGATCCAGGAACTGAAGGCCCGGGGCAAGCGCGTCGCCTTCTATCCCTTCCTGATGATGGATGTGCCCGGCGACAATACCCTGCCGGATCCGTATTCCGACAACGCGGCCGGAACGGGCCAGCCGGCCTTTCCATGGCGGGGCCGGATCACCTGTTCTCCGGCGGTGGGCTATGCCGGCACGGTGGACAAGACCGCCGAGGCAGCGGATCAGGTTTCCGCCTTCTTCGACGGCATCTGGGGCTTCCGGCGGGTGGTCATGCACTATGCCAGTCTCTGCGAATCGGCGGGCGGGGTCGATGCCTTCATCATCGGCTCGGAAATGCGCGGGCTGACCACGATCCGCGACGGTGCGGCCAGCTATCCCGCTGTCACCGCGCTCCGCCAGCTCGCAGAAGATGTGCGTGCCATCCTCGGAGCCTCGACGCAGATCAGCTACGCCGCGGACTGGTCGGAATACTTCGGTCACCACCCCAACGATGGCTCGGGCGACGTGTTCTTTCACCTCGACCCGCTCTGGGCCGATCCGGAAATCGACTTTATCGGCATCGACAATTACATGCCGCTCTCCGACTGGCGCGATGGGTTCGAGCATCTGGATGCGCAGGCGGGCTGGCCGGCCATCTACGATCGCGCCTATCTGCAATCCAACATTGCCGGCGGCGAAGGCTTCGACTGGTTCTATGCCTCCGAGGCCGACCGGGCGGCGCAGATCCGAACGCCGATCACCGATGGCGCCGCCGGCAAGCCCTGGGTCTTCCGCTACAAGGATCTCTGGAGCTGGTGGTCGAACGCGCATCACAACCGGCCGGGCGGTATCGAGTCCGGGACGGCTACCGCCTGGGTGCCGGAGTCGAAACCCATCCGCTTCACAGAACTCGGATGCCCGGCGATCGACCGGGGCACCAACCAGCCGAACGTGTTCTACGACCCGAAGTCTTCCGAGAGCGAGTTGCCGCATTTCTCGCGGGGCTGGCGCGACGACGCGATCCAGCGGGCCTATCTCGAGGCGACATATCTCTTCTGGGGAGAGGCGTGGAACAACCTGGTCTCGTCGGTCTACGGCGGACGGATGGTCGAGGTGGCGGACTGCGCCGCCTGGACCTGGGATGCGCGTCCCTATCCCTTCTTCCCGGAGCTGACCGATGTCTGGAGCGATGGCGAAAACTGGCGTCTCGGCCATTGGCTCACAGGCCGGCTTGGCTCGGCGTCGCTTGCCGCGCTGGTGCGCGATCTCTGCCTCCGGGCCGGGCTGACCGCAGATCAGATCGACGTCTCCGGCCTCTGGGGCGCGGTCGAGGGTTATGCAGTCACCGGGATCGAGGCACCGCGCAAAGCGCTGACAACTCTGGGACGGCATTTCGGCTTCGATGCTGTCGAGAGCGAGGGTGTCATTCGCTTCTTCATGCGGGGCCGCGCCGCGGTGGCGACGCTTTCCCTCGATGATCTGGTGGCCGCGGATACCGGCGAGCCGATTGAGCTGACCCGCGCCCAGGAGACGGAGCTGCCGCAGGCGCTGAAGTGGAGCGTCACGCGGGCCGACGAGGATTACGACGCGGTGGTAGTCGAGACACGGAGGATCACGGTCGAGTCCTCGCGGATCAGCAGCGAGTCCTTCCCCATGGCTGTGCCGGCCGAGGAAGCAGAGCGGCGCTGCCGCCGCGCGCTGATGGAGGCGTGGGTCGGACGGGAAACCGCGAGTTTTCGGCTTCCGCCATCCCGGCTCGCGCTCGATCCCACGGATGTGGTCGTGCTCGATCATGACGACCGGCTCACCGAATATCGACTGACCTCCGTAGCGGATGGCGAGGCGCGGAACATCGAAGTGATCCGCCAGGATCGCGCCACCGGGACGCTGGCGCCGGGCACGCCGCGGAGGTCGACGCCGGAGGTGCCGGTGGTATTCGGCGAGCCTGAGGTGGTGCTGCTCGATCTGCCGCAGATCTCCGAAGACGTCGCCGCGCATCGTCCGCTCATCGCCGCATATGCCGCGCCCTGGCCGGGGGAGATCGCGGTCTGGCGTTCCGCCTCCGAAGATGGTTTCGAATGGCTGACTGGCGTCACGCAGGCTGCGCAGATGGGGCTTCTGGTGTCCGATCTGTGGTCCGGGCCCATTTCGCGCTTCGATCATGGCAATGAACTGATCGTGGATCTGTCCTCCGGCACGCTCGGGTCTGTTGCGGATCTCGCCCTCTTCGCCGGGGCGAATGCCTTTGCGGTCGAGAGTGCTCCGGGCGCCTGGGAGATCCTGCAAGCCGGCACGGCCGAGCTTCTGGCGGAGGGGCGCTATCGGCTCACGCGGCTGCTGCGCGGGCAGCGCGGGACCGAGCATGCCATCGGCAACCCGGCACCGGCCGGGGCGCGGGTGGTGGTGCTGGATGCGAGTCTCGCGGCCTTGCCGGTTTCGGAAGCGGAGCTGGGCATCGCCTGGAACTGGCGCATCGGACCCGCGAGCCATCCCGTTTCCGGCGATACCTATGTCGCCAAGACCTTCACGCCCTCCGGCGCTGGGCTTCGGCCGTTCTCTGTCGCGCATGTCGAACAGCCATGGCGCAGGCCGCGTACGCCGGACGATCTGACCATCCGCTGGGTGCAACGGTCGCGGGCGCTCTCGGCCGATAGCTGGGCCGCGCTCGAGGTGCCGATGACGGAGCAGATGGAGGCCTACGAGGTGGAGATCCTCGATGGTGCAACCGTGCTTCGGACACTGACCACCACGACCACCAGCGTCCTCTACACCGCCGCGCAGCAGATCGCCGATTGGGGCGCGCCGCTCGGGCCGGGCGACAGCCTCTCCATCCGCATCTTTCAGCTCTCCGCCCTCGTAGGCCGGGGAGCGCCCAAGACAGAAACGCTCTATTTCTAGAAAGCTCCGCCCATGTCCGATGCCACCACGAACCTGCAACTGCCCTATCTGCTGGCCTCTCAGGCACAGAAGCACGTCACCATGAATGAGTCTCTCCGGCTGCTGGACGGGCTCGTGCAGATGGCGGTGATCGACCGGGATCTGACCGCGCCGCCGGCATCGCCCTCAGACGGGGATCGATACATCGTCGGTGCCGGCGCCACCGGAGACTGGGCGGGCTGGGATCTGAGCGTGACCCTTTACGCCGATGGCGTCTGGACCCGGCTCGCGCCGCGGCCGGGCTGGCGGGCGTGGATCGAGGACGAGGGTATTCTGCTGGTCTGGGACGGTGCGGCCTGGGTGAGCATCCTGCCCACCGTTCTGCAGAACATGGGGCTGCTCGGCATCGGCACCATGGCGGATGCGGCAAACCCGTTTTCGGCCAAGCTGAACGCGGCGCTCTGGACGGCGCTGGGCGCGGCCGAGGGCGGGACCGGTGATCTCACCTACACCATGAACAAGGAGGCAGCGGCGGACGATCTCGGGCTCACGCTGCAGACGGGCTACGTGACGAAGGCGCTTCTGGGCCTGTTTGGCTCCGATGATTTCCGCCTTGCGGTCTCCGACGATGGCAGCACCTTCTTCGACGCCCTCACCGTGGACCGGCTGACCGGCATCGTCGAGCAGCCGCGCCTCCCCCGCTTCAAGGGCTACACCAACTACGACAACTATGTCGGCGTCGATTCTTGGACGAAGATTGCGATCAACAACACCGACTACAACGACCAGAGCGCCTTCGACGCGGCCAACAATTACTTCGTCGCGCCGGCGGATGGGACGTATCTCTTCGGTGCCACGCTGACCTTCAAGACCAACGGCAGCACATCCTCCCGGATGCGCGGCCGGCTGGTGCTGAACGGCTCGACCGATATCAGGGGCTCCTTCGGTGAGATCTCCGGTGCGCATGTTTCCGAGGCCACGGCTCTCTGGCTTCAGACCATGGTGGCGCTGGGCGCCGGAGATACCGTCGAGCTGCAGGGGTATTTCCGGGCCGCGGATGGGTATTTCGCGGCCGATCGCACATCGTTCTGGGGCGCGAAAGTGGGCTGACAACCACGGCCGGCGTCGGGGCAGGCAGATTTCAGTTTGCCGGATTCTCAGGATTCACTCTGCCGCGCATATGCCAACCCGTTGATTTGCCACGGGTGGCACAGATTTCAGAGGCCATTGCCATGCGCCACCCCTGCCGGATCTGCAGCCTGCGCGCATGTTCGAGCCAGTCAGATTCCTTTCCGTCTGCAGCGGTATCGAGGCGGCGTCCGTCGCCTGGGAGCCGTTCGGGTGGCGCGCAGTCGCGGTGTCGGAGATCGACCCGTTTCCCTGCCACGTCCTGTCCCACCGATTGGGCGCGGGACGGCCGCTCCACATGCCATCGCCAACAGCGGCTGGTCTGTCGCTGAAGGACAGCCGCACCCGTGCGAACGCCATCAAGGGCATGACCACCGTTCCCGAGGCGGGCCGCATTCCGAATTTCGGGGACATGACCGCCTTCAGGGAGTGGCCGGATGCAGCAATTGACCTTCTGGTCGGAGGAACCCCCTGTCAGAGCTTCAGCGTCGCCGGACTCCGCAAGGGCCTGGACGATCCGCGCGGCAACCTGGCCCTTGTCTATCTTGCCATTGCTGCACGCTATCGGCCCGAGTGGCTGGTCTGGGAAAACGTGCCCGGCGTCCTGTCCAGCGGACGCGGACGGGACTTTGGTGCCTTCCTCGGGGCGCTGGCGAAACTCGGGTATGGGTTCGCCTGGCGAGTGCTGGACGCTCAGTACGTGCGAACATGCGGTCTCCCCTTCGCTGTCCCGCAGCGACGCCGTCGTCTGTTCGTTGTCGGATATTCTGGAGACTGGCGACCTGCCGGAGCGGTTCTTTTTGACGGCGCGAGCCTGCGCGGGGATCCTCCGCCGCGCAGGCTCGCGGGGAAGGAAACTCCCGGTCTTGTGGGCGGAGGCCCTGACAGCGGTCGCATCTCCGGAACCGTAAGCAGCAAATGGGCAAAGGGTTCGGGCGGCCCTGCCGGCGACGAATGCTACAACATGGTCGCGCTGGCGCCGTCGCACCACGCGGGCGGCGGGACGCGCTGGGCCGTCCGTCGTCTCACACCGCTCGAATGCGAACGCCTGCAGGGCTTTTCAGATGGCTGGACGGATGTGCCCTACCGGGGCCGCAACGCGACGCCGGACGGGCCGCGCTACAAGGCGCTGGGCAACTCCATGGCGGTCAACGCGATGGAGTGGATCGGCGCCCGGATCGACCATGTGCGGCGGGAACTGGCGGAGCTGGGCGCATGACCTTCGCGCGCCTGTCGGCGGACGGTTCGACCGTGATCCATGAGAGCGACAACTGGCAGGGCCGATTTCCGGTCACCGATCTCCCTCGCTGGATCGCCTTCTACAAGCGCCTGCGTGACCGCAAGGGCGGCAGATACCGCGCCTCATACGCAGACGATGTCGCCGCGCTCGAGGCAATCCGGCGGCGCCTGTCGGCTGCGCAAAACCGGAACGACCGTGAAACCGAAAGGACCACCTGATGACGATGATCAATTGCACCCCGGAATGGAGTTCCACGACCCTGGTCGCGGCCGAAGGCTGGCAGGTTCGCAGCGGCGCGGCCTATCTCTCGACCGAGGCCACCGGGGCGGAGGATCGCGGCGTCCGGGTGGAAAAGGGCCAGGCATGGCCGTTCCCGGCCGAGGCAACGGTCTATTATCGCTCGGGAACCTGTTGCATGAGCGCTGGGGTGTTTCCGTTTCTCCCCTACCAGGCCGGCGGACGGACGCGGGGCAACAGGACGCCTGTCACGGAAGTGTTCATCCTGGCGGGGCAGAGCAACATGGTCGGACGCCCGGCTTTCGACGGCGGAGCGGGCTATCCCGAGGGGGTGCTGCAATACGACATGACCGGGGCGCTCATCCCAGCCACATCGCCGCTCGATCATCACGACGAGCAGGCCGGCGACATGGGCCTCGCGCTGCAGTTCGCCATCGACTACGCGGCGGCGCATCCCGCGCGGCAGCTCGTCCTGCTTCCGGCGGCGGATGGCGGAACCGGATTTACGACAGGCCATTGGGGCGTGGGCGAGAGCCTCTACGCCAGTCTCGTCAGCCGGGCCAACACGCTCTTTGCGGAACATCCGGAGTTCCGGCTTGGCGGTATCCTCTGGCATCAGGGCGAGAGCGACAGCACGTCCGAGACTGCGGCCAATGCCTACGCCACCGAACTGCTGGCGCTGATCGAAGGGCTGCGCAGTGAGATCTCCGCCGCGAATGAGACCACGCCCTTCATCGTGGGAGACATGGTTCCCGACCTCTCGCCAACAGGCTACGCTTTCCAGGACACGGTGCGCGGTGTTCTCTCCGGCATTCAGGCACTGGCGCCCCATTCTGCCTTCGTCGCCGCGGCCGATCTGACGGATGGCGGGGATGATCTGCACTTCGACGCGGCCTCGCTGCGTGTTCTCGGAAGCCGGTATTTCGCGGCCGTCGCGGCGGCGAAGGCGCACACGGAGATCCCGACGACGGTTTCGATCCTGTCGACCGGCTTCGCCGCCTCCACCGTCGATCTGTCCGAATATACCTTCATGGTCGATGTCGGGGCCGGCGGCACGGTCGCGGTCGGTGTCGTGGGCCGGTTCGGAAATGGCGGCGAAATTGCCACCAGCGTGACTGTGGGCGGCGTTTCGGCGACCTTGTTCGACTACCTCGACAACAGCAACTCGCAGGTGCGGTTTGCCATTGCCGAAGGTGTTCCTGCCGGGTCTGTCGAATTCGTCGTGACCTGTTCCGCTGTCGCCTCGCGTCTCGGCATCCACACCTGGACGCTCGAGGGGGCCGATACGTCCGGAGCGGTTTCCGTGATCGTCAATGGCACCGCGGCCTCCATCGACGCTCCCGCGGCCGGTGCCGTGCTCGCCATCGGCGCCTCCGTCAACCCGGCAAGCCAGAACATCGACTGGAGCGGTCTCGCTGAAAGAACCGAGTGGACGAACTACGGGTATACCTTCGGATCGGGTGCGGCCGATGCCGAGTTCCGGAGCGCAAGCACGGGCCATGCAGTCGGGATGACTACGGATGGCAATTTCCTTCAGATGGCGTTGTTGGCGGTTCCGGCGATTTGATTGCCCTAGAGTCGCCTGACTCTTGTAGGGAAATTGCCGAGCTTGATGACAATCTGGCCACGGTCTCTGGCTTTGAAGGCGGGGCACATCCTCGGGTGCACGACCTTAGACGTGCGGGAAGACGCCCCCCTTCAGAACCCTAACTCAAGCCATAGAGCTCATTGATACGCCTAGTTGTTCGGCGCTTTCACCACTCGTTGCAGGCTGCATCACTTTGAGAACAAAGAAAGTTGTGCCTCGTCGAGATCAGCTTTATCCAGCCAAGGGTGCAGACGCGGCGGATTTGGATGGTTCGAAAGGTCGAATTTCAGGAAGTCTTCCGGTACGAAATTGTCGACGACACCAGACTTGGCAACCGTCAGTTCGGGAGGGGCATACACATCCTGAACGTTGCTCATCTTGCCAATGCACGCACTAATGTGATGCATCTGGGGATCGCCAACCTTCCCTACCACGCGAATCAGATAGTCTGCGTTTCGACCGGGAATATGGTCCCACTCGATAACACCGGGCACATCCTGCAGAGCTTTCTGGAACGATTTGTATGCTGGCATACCCTTTTCCCTGAGCTTCACCATCAAGAAACTGGTGCCAGCCCCGAAGGGATATCTTGCGGGTTTGATGTCCACACGAAGCCTGATCACCGAACCCAAAACTTCAGCTAGGTCGGGCGCAGAGAGCTTTTTGGCGTTCGGGAAGCCTGCCGCTTCCAACGCCGACACTATCTGAGCACGCAGCCCCGATCGCTTCTCGAACGAAAGTGTGTCCATCACAGTCTTGATAGCGACGTAGCCCCAACCGTCAAACGGTTCGTCCTGCGTCCCTTTTCCCTGAATGTGATCGTTCGTCTGAATGTCCGCCCTCGCCACGCACTCGCCCCCAAATGGCCGCAAACACGGGTGAAACTGACTGATTGAGCGGAAATCCGCAAGGTAGGACCTGCCCTTTCCCGGACGTCTTGCCGAAGAAACAGTGTTTTGACTGGACTGGTCGCCGACGGAGGGTGTAAACAACCACAAGTGTTTACGCCAAACGCGCTTTAGATCAACCGAACGGAAAGAACAAGGTCATGGTTGCAATCAAAGATCGCAAGATCGCATTCCCCCGCCGCCCAAATGAACTGCCGCGCCCCGACCTCCCGCCACAAGCTGAGGCGAACAAACGCCAGAAGGTACTCGCGGTTCGCGTCGATCCGACGATAAAGGAGCAGTTCGACAAGTTCGCGGAGACCACGGACAAGTCCAAGCGGGAAATTATGGAAGACATGGTCAAACGATATATCAGGAGCCAAGCGCCGGCCGCCTAGTTGGCTAGGCATGACCCCGAAAATTGAGCGCTTCGCGGTGTGCCGGGAAGCGCTTTTTTGTTCCCCGTGAGTAAACATTCCTGTGTGTGCACCCGCAAGAGTGTTTACACTCATGTTTGTTTACGATACATGTAGCATCGACAACGAGGAGACCTGCCGCATGCTCTGCTGCCAAGACATTGCCGCCACACTCGCACTCCAGCATGGCTACTGCGCACACGCGAAGCCCAGAGCGCATCACCATCGCAGCTTCGATGCGACCACATTTGTGATCGTTCCGTTGGAAGCATTGAGAGGATAAGTCATGATCATCAAACTGGGCTAAACCTCACTGACAGCAAAGCAGGGCAGTTTCCGCTTTTGCGGTTGGTATGATGGCCACTCCGAAGTCTACTCGATCCATCTTGGAGACATTGAGGGCGCGGAAAACGTTCCTGTTCGTGTTCACTCTTCGTGCATCACCGCCCACTATTTCTCATCGACGGAATGTGACTGCCGTGATCAATTGGAGATCACACAGGACGAAATCGCGAAACGCGGAATAGGCATCATCATTGTTCTCAATCAGCAAGCGAAAGACAATGGAATCCTAGCCACTCTTCACTACAAATCCGTTGCTGGCGAAGTTTCCTACTCCGCCACCGCCTATCAGATGATGGGCTATCCCGCCGATTCCCGGTCTTATCTGTCAGCCGCCTTCATCCTGAAAGAACTTGGCGTCAAGAGCGTCGAGCTCCTGTCCAATAGCCATGACAAGCGAAAGCAGCTTCAAGACGCTGGAATAGCGGTTGTGGACAGAAAAAGCGTGGTGGTCGAAAACCGGCCTGACCTAGTAGCTCACTACAATGGGAAGAGAGACGTCGAAGGACATGATCTCTGAGTAATCTATTATGCTGCATTTTTTCGTTGGACCAAGTGGTTGTGGAAAAACAACCCTGATGCATAGCCTCAGGGACCGTTTTGGCTGGCGGATTGTGCAGACTTACACCACGCGGCCAGCTCGCGAAAACGATGACAAAGTCTCCGTGTCACCGGAAGTGTTTGCTCGAATGGCTTTGGACGAGCGAATGTTCACAGTGAAGCACCTGTTCGGCGAAATGTATGGTGAAGATCGGAGATCGATCCTAGACGCCATTTCGGCAAGATCGTCCGACAGGTGGTGCCTAGACTTAGCTGTGGGCGAGATTGCTAAATATAGCGCGTACAATACTCTAAAGTTCATACTCCTGCCAGAGTCCCTCGATCAATTGGTGGCGCAACTGGAAGCAGCAGGGAGAAAGGAACGAGTGGAGGGGGCCAAGGCCGACCTAGAAAAATACACCCAGCTAAGCAATAGCGTTCAGGGAGAAAACGGGTACGTCACGATTTTCAATCGCCACACAAGGCTGAACGACAGCTTGGAACTCATCAGGAAGATCTCATCTTCGTTTTTCAATCCGACGGTGGAGGCATAGATGTCAGCACTCGGTCAACGCGATCTCTTTGCGCTACATGGTCGGCAGTTTGTAATTCATCCTTGCGAACCGAACCTTTTTACGCCGCTTGGCTACGATCTTCGGATTGGACATCAGATCATACTGCCAAACCGGACAAAGAGTCCGGACGAAGACCTTAACCCTCCGATCCATGTAAACAATGGAGAAAGTGGGAGCTTCGTTTTCCCTCCACAATCCACCAGCATTATCGTGACAAAAGAACGGGTTTGGCTCTCTAGGCATCTGATGGGATCAATTCATGCACGCGGATCTCTTGCCCTTCGCGGTCTGTTTATCAACGCCACAACGGTGGATCCCAACTGGGATGGAAAAATGTTCATGAGGGTATTTAACAGTAGCCCCAAGGAGGAACGAATTGCCGCCGACGAGGCGTTCTGCACGATGGCATTGTACACACTGCGTAGCCCATCGCTAGAGCCGCCCCAGACTAATCCTTCGAGAGCAATAGACAATCTCAAGGAAATCTACGGCGAGGCAATCGGATCGTCGCTTTATAGTCACGCCAACTCAAAAGAGGCGTCGCAAGAACGAGTTCGTGGCGACGAGCTTGTGCATTTGGGAAAATTGCATTCTGCCAAGCCAATGGTATATCGCCGGGCTTCCGAAACGGCATATTCCATCAAAAGTATGGCACCCGTGCGCACTCGATATGGGAAATTCGGTTTGGCCACGACCACTGCAATCGCCGCTCCTTATGTTGGCGACTTGCTCCTTGATGGCGGGCTTCTCAGCCTAACCAGCACAGCGCCTCTTTATGTCGGGCTGTCTCTTGCAGTCTTCGGATTGTTTTATATGGGGGACTTTTTTGAGTACAGACCCAAGTAA